ATCATCAGAGATTTTCCCGAAGCAGTTGGGGATATCAACAACTTTCTATTATGTCTTAGAGCGTCGTATACTCCCTCTATTTGATAATCTCTAGGTTTATACTTAGAGATTGCATTCATATAATCCTTAACACCTTCTTTTGAAATCATTTCATTGACTTCAAAAGGTAAACCAAAATACTTATTATCTACAAATCCATAAGTATAACCATGATCTTTACAAAACTGAACTACTCTATCCAGTAGTCCAGCATATATTTCTTGTTTTTGAATATTAAATAAACGTATCTTACCATCCCAGAATCTTTTCTTATATGCTGGAGAAAACTTTGCACCAGGAACCTCAAAGGTAAACTGATCTGCTAGTTCATAATAAACGTGAGGTTCTGATTTTATTTGAAGAAAGACTTCATTCTTCTTGAATATTTCCAAGTGAGACATAACATAATCTTCATTTGGAAATATTTATCATCCAAATCCTGACTGGAATTTATGCCATTCTATTGCATTTTTAATCTGATATGTGCGATTAGATATTGTTCTAATGATTTCTTCTAGAAATTTTAACGTGGCATCATAGTATCTTATCTTCAAATCTACCTTAGTTAATTTCTCATCAGCTTCCATATATCTTTGTATGGCATCCTTTTCCCTAACCTTATATGGAAATGGTTCTTCTGCATATACTTCTGCTGGTGCTTTTCCAGTATAATAACTATGTCTTTCTAATCTAACTTTATTATATTGCTCTCTTGCTTTTTCACGCAATAAAGTAATAGTATTATAGACTGTATAATACTTTGAATGTAATTGTGGAATTTTTAATGATTCATCATGTAGATTATCAGGATCAATGACGGAATCTTTCTGCCACATATCCTGAATTTGTTCAAGATTCATAAAGGATCGCCCTTAGTATCAACTATATTATACACAGTATACTTGAAAGCTACGTCTGCTGTAAAGTACTCTATGTCACTATTTGTAGCATCAAAATCCAAAGATGTCAAGGCAACAGGAAAAAGATCACTAAATTTAACTCTTGCAGTAGTTCTATAATTACTATTTAAAATTGAAAGACTACCATCACTCCATTGTTCTTTTGGATCTGTAAGACCTTCCTCATCTAATAATTGTTTTTTATATTGATCAGGAGTTTCTGGAAAACCTAGACCAGTCAACCAATTATGAATTGACATATAATTTTCTAAATTCTCATCAACAAGAAATCTAATATTAAGATCACCATATGTGAGTTTCTCACCAGGTACATCAATATCCTTTAAATACGATGGTTGTGTATATGTGCCAAGATTTATTTCTGGTATTCTTGCAGAATTGCAGAAAAAAGCAGCCTTGGGATATTTTGCCAAAGTAAACTCAAATCCAACAGGAGATAAGAAATTTCTATTTTGTATTTGACTAGCAAATGGACTTGTCATTAGTTGTCATTTAATTTTAAAATGGTTTCATACCATTGCTCACTCATACCCATTATTACACTCTTTGCCATTTCTTCATTCTCAGCATACCCTTCATCTATAAGATACTTAGTAATGAACTCTTGACGTTCAAATGCTTCTTTAAATTGTCTTGGAGTTGGTTTCATTTCTTTAGTCAGAACCGTATATTTATTTAGACAAAAAAAGAGGGGTGTTAAACCCCTCTTTAACTATTGTGGTAGATCTATCCCACTTTCTTTTTTAGGTGTAGGAATACCATCTCCAACTTCTTTACCGAAGAGTTGTGGTAAAAATCCTTCCCATTCATATGGTGCTTTACCATTTAACCTCATCTTAAGAAATGCATACTGACATACAAGATTGTCAAGTTCATCAAATCTGTCCTTTGCATTTTGACGTTGTTTTATAACTGCTTCTTCAGTTTCACAACCTTTAGTATATCCTATAAGTTGTGTTGTCTCAAGATCATTTTCATCTTGTACAAACTTTTTCATATGAGTCATGAAAGCATCTTTGATGTAATCATCCTCTTTAGTACATAGAACTATTGGGTTCGTAATGGCATCATTACCATACTCTAGGTCTATATCTAAGAAATCGTATGCCTCTTTCTTTGCTGCTGAACCTGTTGATATGTGTCTAACATTAGTTACTTCAGATTCAACTAGAATAGATGCAGCAATTTTATCAACATCTTTAACCTTGAACTGATGATTAGAACGATTAACCCATTCTTTAATAGGTTCAATAGTGTCTATGACATTACCCTTTGCAGCTTCTCTTTTTGTCCATCTAACACCTGTGGTGATAAAGTCTTGACGAGATGCTTCATCTGATTTAGGGTGATCATTTGCACTTAATTGGACGTGATCTTTAACATTTTGAAAGTCATAACCTTCTTTAAGATCATATAACCATACAGGTGCTGTAATTTCTCCCATATCTTGAAGTTTAATCCACCTGTTAAATCCATCCCAAAGATAATAATCTCCTTTATATAACACAATTATCAAAGGTCTTTGTGTTACATCCCAACCTTTTTCAAGATCTTTTGCTTTAAGTTTAGTACCACCTGCACGAGCATCATTATCTTCTTCATTAACATCTATTAATGTCATATCAAAGATAGTAAATCTACCATTTTCTAATCCCCAGAAAGATGGAGGATTTTTAATAATTGCTGCAAAGATTTCATTTTCTACTACTGGTTGCCAGTTGCCGTTAGTAAAAGGAATTAATGTTCTAATGCTTGAAGTTGATATAGTCATAATTTAAATATGTAATTAAGTGATTTATATATGTAATTATATATAAAGTTTTTTCAAAAGTCAAGGGTGTAGATTCCCGAACATAAAAAAAGAGACCCCCGAAGGAGTCTCTTGAATAAAGGAAATATATCCTTTCTTCTTACATGAGGTTCTGAACCTTAACACGTCTGTAGTAACGGTTAGTATTAGCAGAAAGAGCACCAAGACCTTGAGTGGTTCCCTGTGAGAAGGGGTTTTCAACCATTCCGTATCTTGTCTTAAAGCCAATTTTTGGCTGGAAGGTGTTTTCTCCAACTGCACGTACCATCTGTAGTGGAACGTATGGGCAGTAGAACAGTCCAGCGTCATAAGGTGAAGAACCTTTATAACCAGCAACGTAGTACTGAGAAGCAGCACTGTTTGCAGAATAAGGGTCGATGTATACTCTGTACTTACCTTGAAGAACACCAGCAAATGTATTGCCTGTGTCATCAACATTAAGGTTAGCATTAAGAGCAGGAGTGTAGTCGAGTACACCAGCCATTGTCAATGCAGAAGCAACGTCAGCAGAGCAAAGGATCATGTTACCCTTTCCACGACGAGTTCTTTGTGCGATTGCGTTGGCATCTCTTTCGATCTGGAAGATAAGTCCTTTGAACTTCTCAACAGACCAACGACCATTACTGTCAGTATCTAGGTCGAATGCACCAGCAGTTGCAACGTTTGTTTGAGCACCAGATTCAGCAACCTTGTAGATTGTTCTGATAACTTCACGGTTGATCTCAGCAAGAATCTCAGTAGAAAGAATGTTTGCTAATTCAGCTTCTGCATTCAATCCGTGGATTGCTTTAAGATCTTGAGCGAGTTCTAGTGAGTACTCAGCTTTCAAAGCACGGCTTCTAGCAGTAACCGTAACTTTCTCGATGCTGAATGCCATTTCGTTGAAATGATCACCAGTTCCAGAACCTAAGTTCTCAGCATCGTCTGTACGCATACCTGTACCAACAGGATATGTAGTAGCAGTTTGTGAACCTTGAGGGTTCAATAGTCCTGGGTTGTTTGCACCAGTTAAACCAGTACCACCAGTAGAACCAATACCTGCAGCAGCGCCAGGGAAGTTTCCGATGTTGCGACCATCATCCTGTCCAGAGAATGAAGTATCTGCTTCATCGAATAGAGCTTCAGCACCAGACTGAGACTCGTAGCGTGAACGCATTGCAAAGATTAGTCCAGTAGGACCATTCATTGGTTGAACACCAGCTAGGTCATATGCGACCAAGTTTGGCATTGAACGTCT